GTGCCATCAGCCCATCACCACCACGCGATAGGCGTTAGCCGCTGGAGCTGTGGCGAACACCAGCTGGCAGGTTGTCGTCGTGGGGCGGTAGACATCCACCTCCACGTCGTCGTAGTTGCCCGAGTTCGGGAACACCCTCACCACCACATCACGAGTGTTCAGGCTGTGCGTGATCGTGTAGCTTGTGGCGCTGCCATCACCGATGTTGGTGGCGTATTTTCGCAGCAGGCCGCTCCAGCTGGCCAGCTTGGCTGGGGTAACAATCCGCTGGTCATCCGTGCCAGCGTCAACCTCAGCCTGTGTGGCGATTTCAGCGATGCCTGCAGTTGTCTCGCTTGCAGCCGGTGCGCCAGGAATAAACGACGACCAGATGACGTTGCTGCTCTCCAGCGTGCCGTTTACCTGGGTCTGCCGAAAGGGGACGCCGGCATCGGTGCCTTCCTCAACTGTCGTGACGGCCTGCTCCAGCTCAGCGAATGTGCTGGCATCCAGCGCCCGCGTCATTGCGACAGCGGCGCCGTTCCACACATAGATACCGTTCGCGCTCTGCGCGGTCTGGTTCCTCACCAGCACGCGATCCTGCGACGCCATCGTGACGCCATCAATCGTGGCGCCAGGACTGCTCAGGTTGATGTTGCTCTGCGTGGCGACGCGGCAGCTGTCTTTCCACGCCAGACCCTCGATCGCTGAGTCCACGTAGGCCTTGTTCGCTGCATCACCGCTGTTGACCGGTGACGGCAGGTTGATGACCTTCGAGGCCGATTGCAGGTCGATGTCAGTGAAAAACTTCCGGGCCATGGGTCAGCTCTCAGGTAAGGCGGGCAAGGCCAGCAGTTGCTGGATTCAGTGTAACGATCGTCTGATTCACGCTCGGATGCGCGACCTCAGCGTCAATCTCCTGGCTGCCAGTGTCCAGCAGCTCAACAGCAGGGCGATACCCCAGGTTGTGGTTGATCACCCAGCTGCTTGATGGCGTCGCCTGCTGATAGATGTAGGAGACGCCACCAGCCGGCCCCTGCGGCCCTGGGTGGATCACCTCGACCACCTCGACGCCGCCGTCCTCCACCACCTCAACAGTGATGGACGGTCCCTCGATCACCTCAATCGCAACTTGGTCGCTCATGGTGCAGACATCCCGGTGTCGAGATAGGCCATGCCCTCCAGCCAGTAGTACCGGTCGCCGTCAGGCTGGATCACCAGCAGGTCCCACTCGCCGTCCTTCACGACCGCAGTGGTGCCCGGATACTGCAGCACCAGCTCGAACAGGCCTGTCGCCTGGTCGATCCACTGCACCGTCAGGTCGGCATACTTCGTGAGCCGGCGGCGCGACCACACCTGAGCCACCAGCTGGTAGCCGGTGGCGTTCAGCGGCGCTCCGCCAGCCTTGAGCCGCATGCGCTCCCGGTAGGTTGCACGCTGCGGGATCGTGATGTCGCGCCGCGCCGGCCGGATCATCGGTTCGTCGTGCGATGGAGCATCAACAGCACACCCGTGTGCCCGTCAGGCTGCGCGTCGCGCACCTTGTAGCGCACGCCGCGCACCTCAACCTCATCGCCCTGCGCCGGCTTGAACGGCAGGCTCCACCCGTCGATCATCACGATCGGCTGGGTGGAGCGCACCTGCAACCCGGTCTCAGGGTCCAACCCAACATGGCTGGCCTGAAACACACCCCTGACCTCGTGCGCCTCACCCCGCCGGTGGTAGACCACGGGCTCACCCATGGTCTTGACCACCGCAGTCAGCGCACGATTGGCCAGGTCGTTCAGCATCAGGCCACGAACTCGTTGAGCTTCACAGTGGCGTATGCCTGGCTGGTGGTCTTCGCCGCCATGAACACACCCACGTAGCTGTTGCTGGTGGCAACAGGGGTGATCTTCTTGGCGGTGTTGTCCCAGTACGCTTTCGCGCCGGCCACAGCATCAGTGCTGGCGCCGCTCGCGGCCTCCAGACCGTAAACGCCCTCGGTGTGGATGTTCACCACATCGCCGGATGCGCCATCAACGACGCACACGCCAAACAGCGCACCAACCAGCACGCCCTGCCCGCCGGAGCGGGCATAGGGCAGCGTCACCTCGACGTAATCACCATCCTGGATAAAGCCCAGGCCGGTGCTCGGATCGTAACCCTTCATTGTTCAGTCCTCAGGATTGGATGGAGAGAGATCAGATCAGGCGCCGGTGGACCGGTAGAAGGCCTGGTGCTGAGGCACCGTGCAGCCGAAGCTGTGGCGCAGGTAGGTCGTCACACCGTCAGGATCACGGCCGGACACCGACTCGATAGCAGGGCCGCCCTCGCCTTCCAGGTAGCCGTACACCAGCTTGTCCACACCGGGGTAGTCGCCCACGATGTAGAACTGAGCGGTGCTGCTGGCGTCCAGGCGCGGCTCCACGATCTTCTGCAGGTAACCCGAGAAGATGTTGACGCTGCTGGTCTGGTTGGGAACGATCGAGGCGTTGAACTTGTCGAACGCGGTCTCCAGCGTGGTCGGCAGCAGGATGTACTGCGGAGCCACGTACAGCGGGGTGGTGCCGTCGAAGCCCTTCTGGTTGCGCATCGCCTGACGCGCAGCCGAGATCGAGGCCTCGCCGATCACACCGGTGCCGGTGTTGTTGTGGCTGGCGTGGAACAGGGCCACACCGTCCATCATGCACTTGGCGTTGCCAGTGATCAGACCCCACATCTGGTTGGCCTCGAACACGGCGACGCCGCGGCCGAGGATCTGGATGGTGCGGGTGATGTAGCCCAGGTTGTCGTTGATGATCAGCCGACGGCCGACCACCACCTTCTTGCCGTACTCGGTCAGCTTCCAGGAGCCCTTCGTCTCCTTGATGGTGCCGCTCTTGTACTCGCCGCCTTCCTTGAGCTCTTCAGGCAGCATCTGCCCGCCGACCTCGATCATCGACATGTCGCGGAAGTCGGGCAGGTTCTCCTGCCGGGCCAGGGGCTGCCAGGTCTGGCGCTCCTCGCCATAGGCCGCCTTCAGCGTCACGCGCTGGATGCTGGTCAGCAGCAGCGGGAAGTCGGTGGTGGAGTGCATGGCGCGACCGGCCAGCTCCTCCTTGCTCATGCCGCGGGTGTTGACGCCGGAGCGCTCGACGCACTCGCGAGCCATGTCCAGCAGGGTGGTGCCGCGATACTCGCGGGCGCCGCCGTCATCCCAGCTCTTGAAGCCGCTGCGGGCCTCCAGGGCGTCGAGCATCGCAGCAGCGCGCTTCTCGCCGTGGTCCTCGGTCACCTCAACGCGGCTGCCCATGGTCTTGGGCTGGCCGGCGTGGGCTTTCGCAGAGAAGGCGTCGATGATCGCAGCGCGAGCAGCGTCGATCGGGGTGCCGTCAGCGATCAGCTGCTGGCCGAACTCAGGATCAAGGCCAGCCTTGCGGCAGGCGTCCATGATGTCGGTCGCGCGGCGGCGCTCACCAGCGCGCACAGCTTCCACGTCCACTGCAGGAGCAGCAGCGCGGGTTTCGACTTGGGTCTCGGTGGTCACCGCTGCCTCAGCCCCACGGGCTTCAGCAGGGGCTTCCTGCATGCGGGTTTCATCCATGGGGCTGTCCTTTGAAAGATCAGTCTCGGGGTTCATGATAAGCGGCTCTTCCGAGCGCACTTGGGCTGCGGCATCTGCCGGGATCGGCACGAGCGATAGCTCGTACGGCTCCCAGTCGACGGCGCGCTCCACCGGCACCTGGCCGCTGTCATCGCGCTCCGTCTTGTGCTTGCGGTAGCCCACGCTGATGTTGCGCAGGATCCCATCGCGCACGTCCTGGAAGATCGGTTCGACTTCAGCGCGCTTGCTGAAGCGCACCGTGGCGCGGCCTTCATTGCCGCTCAGCCATGCGCGCTCAACAACACCCAGCACACTGCGCAGGCTGAAGTTCTCGTGTGAATCGAGCAGCGGTGCGCCCTTGTTCAGGCGATCCAGTCGCACTGCATCAGGCGACAAGCTCAGCTCTTCGATGTAGTCGCCGCGCGCCCAATCCGAGCGCTTCACCTGCGAGCCGGTTGTCCACACCACGTCGACGGTGCGCTCATCCACGTTCACCGTGTCGGGCGCAAACATCGCCCGCGTCTGCAGCAGATCAGTGCTCATCGTTCGTTCACGCATGGGAAA